ACCTGGATTCTTGGATCAGAAACATTCATGATACCAGATGAAAATACATCATTTAGAATTGTTGTAAAGATTAAGTATTACGGTGGGGCAGAAGAAAACACTTCAAACATATTTTTGTTAAATGGTTTAAGTGTTGGGCAATGGTCAGAAGAATTTAACTCAAACTCTCTTGGAGTTTTCCCAGTTACACTTCCTCAAAATCTACCAGTGGATCAGTCATACGGAATTGAAGCAAAGGCTTATGGGCTAAGTGAGCAATCTGGATACTACCTTATATCTGAAGATCTTACATTCCTTGGTGCAAAAAATAGTGGAGTTCCAATGGTTTTTGGTGCTTCAAATACAACAATCATCAGACCTATGAGTGGACCATCTTTAATTATTCCAGGCGGTGGATTTTTAAATGAAAGTGGAAAGCACAAAGAATATACAGTAGAGATGTGGCTAAAGATTGATTCTTACACATCGGATGACACAAGAATTTTTGGTCCAATAAAATCAACGGATGGCTTATACGTAAGTGGTCCATTCTTAAAGTTAAAGGTTGGTGACTATGTTGGGGCACACTGTGTTGGTGAATGGTCCAGACCAATGCTCATACATATCCGAGTTGTAGATGATACTGCAAGCCTTCTTTTAAACGGAGATGAAGTTATTTCATTTACAATAGATCAGTCTAGCATTACATTTCCAGACAAATCAAAAAAAATTGGCGGAATTACTATTGATCAGGACTGGTTGGGGTTTTACGCATCAGAATATATTCCAAGGTTTGAACTTGACTGTGTTGCTGTGTATTCTTATAAGGTTCCCACAACTGTCGCTAAAAGAAGATTTGTTTATGGGCAGGGAGTAGAGTTTGCAGAATCAATCAATAGTGGATTTGGTGGAACATCTGTATACTTTGATTTTCCATTTTCTAAATATACAAATAACTACACCTACCCAGATATAGGAAGATGGTCACAGGGAATAGTTGACAATCTCAGAATAGATAATAATATTTTATCAATTCCAAATTACCAACTACCATCTATAACGCTAAACAAGTCTAACCCATTGAACTTTATAAATACACATAACTCTACATCAATTCAGGCAGAACAGGACAACTTCATAACCTTTGGAATAAGTCGTTACCTTGAGTCTACAGAATTTGATAACCTACAGGGCAACCTTACATTTAGCAATATAGACCTAATTGGTGGTCAAACAAAAGCATTGTATGGAATATTTAAAAATAAAACTTTGACTCAAAATAAACAAATTTTGTTTAGAATAGAAGACTTGACAAATGGCAACTACCTATCAGTTGATTTAGAAATGAAAGACGTTAAGTATAGGTTTAAGTTTAATGGGGAAGAGTCAGTAATAGAATCTGCCCCAGGATATATTATTAATGAAGTATTTGCTGTTGGTTTTAATATTAAAACATTCTCGGACTATTATGGACAAAACCTTTCAACCTTCTTTGGCAACCCCTCCAATCTTTCAGTTTATGTGGGTGGATCTAGGGAATTGTCAGATACATTTTTGGGGAATATATATTCTTTTGGTTTTTGCAATTCAAGAAATCTTTCTAAAATAAAAGATTCTTTTGGAGAAACTGGAGTAGTCCTATTTAATGAAAATGCATTTGACAATTTATCAGAAACTGTTGCAGATTCAGATTTATACAGTAGATCTATGTGGGATTACTTTTTAGATGGAGGAAGCCCAAGAAGTTTTGCTGTAAGTAATTTGCATTCTCACGTAGCAACATATACGTTGAGGCCAAGATCATATATGGGAAAATTCATACTTGATATAGACTCAAACGGATACTGGGAAGATTATGTTCCCCTTACATATTTTGCAAAGTATGTAGAAGACACAACTGGCTCTATGTATTACGATTTAGACTTTTTGCAATTGAACATTGACTATCCAACTCCAAATATATACAAAGAGGTAGAAAAAAAGACTGGAACTTGGACATATCAAGAGTTACAGTATGAGTATCAGGCACCACTTCAAAGAACATATTCTTCATTAGATAACCATCTTTATACTGGATACAACGACTATCTAGATTTAAAAAATCGTGTAAATAAAAACTACGCCTATGATACAGATGCTGCGTTACTAAAGTCTTATATTAGTTTTCAGTATATTGCAACAGGTGCAAACGCAAATCATAGATTTTTTACAGATGTAGATGACGCACCTCAAAACGGAGTAATTCAGCCATTAGATGGATGGACAACAACAAAGTATGAGTTTGTTAATAACATGATCGCCTATCCACCAAAGGGTGTTGACTTTAATGATTTAGCATTAGTTATGCATTTAGACTTTAATGTTTCTGGAATTTTATCAAATCCAATTAAAGTTAAAAAAATGCAAGTAGCATCTCAAGCGTTTAACTCTAATAGTTTTAACCCTATTGGAACAAGGTTTTCAGAGGATGTATACCCATACCAAAAGTCTGGAATCTATTATGACTATAAGGCTCTAAACCCATTCACAATATACAAGGGCAGTTCTCCATACTTATATCTAACAAGAACAAGTGGAATTGAACTACGTGGTGGATATGATCCTATGGTTGATCGTGGAATCGCTATTCCAATTAATAAATCAAAAAATCCAAACTACAAGGTAATGGCTTTGCAGGCTGGAATTAGATACGACAAAGATGCATTCCCATTATCCCCAACAGAAATATTTCAGGTAGAAGATAAGAATAGTTTAATTAAATTTTATATTCAGGCCATACAGCAAGACGGAAAGCGTGGAAAGATATATGCTATTAACTATAAAACTGGTCAAAGAGAAAACGGTATTGGGTATTATCTGAATGGAAACGTGGTTCGTGAGGCAGTGATAACTGTGGGAGAGTGGGCATTCTTGGGTATTTCATTTTCTAAGTTGTTAGATTTTTCAGAATACTCTGGGTCTTTAAAATTAAATGGACCACTACTTTTTAATGCTATATCTTACTACCAGTCTATAAGATTGCAGCAGGTTCAGAAAAAGTTTACCAGACCATGGTTTAAGTTGATGGGTTCAGGATCTTATGACCTAAACTGGACGTATTGGTATGGATCATTTACTTGGAATGAGACCCTGATTCAGTCAACAACAAACCTTTATGGTGTAGACCCAGCAGACATTTATAGCGCATATATTGGGACAAACAAGATAGTGGTTGGAGATAATTATGGGCTATCGCTTAAAAACTATGAATACTCCCTATATTCTGACGTAGTATGGAACAAGACAGTTCAAGACGCCCTTTAATATGGTATACTTGTGGTTATGAACAATAAAGACGGACTACTTTTTGGTAAAAATGGCAAACCACGCATGCCAGGTCAAATTGGTGAAACAAAAGTAACAATGGTTGAAAAGAATTATAACTGGGGAGTTTATGTTTGGAAAAGAAAAAATGGCAAGTGGTTTACAGATGGAGAAGGAAACATTTTAAATGTCCCATCATTCCGTGGTGATCTAGGACAACTTGCAAAACTAAAAGAGGCTGCAGCATATTATGGTGAGCCAGAAGGCGAACCGCATTTTTTCCCAGGAATGGGAAGAGTATCTGATGAAGAGTATAGCGAACAAGTAGATAGAATGAAGGCTGGGCTTATTCCTAACCTAAATGACCTTGGCGCTGTTCAAGCAGCAAAAGATACTATTGCAATGTATGGAGATGAAGAGTAATGTCTGAAGATAACGAATATTTTATTGGTGCAAGAATTGATCAAATTGCAAAAGCAGATGATACTTTTGCAAAACAAGATCCATTTAATAAGTCTTGGGATGAACTAAAGACTCTTACTGGTTTAGATAATAACTTCAAGCGCCGTGCATCAAGAATGTCAAAGGCTGAAGCAACACCAGCATATTTAGATTCTGCAAATGCCGTAAGCACAGGAATTGACGGGGCTAAGTCAAAAGAAATTAACCCTGGAATGCTTTATAGAAATGGTTACGGACTCTTTGATGTAATTACACCACCCTGGAATGTTTACGAACTTGCAAGTTTCTATGACACATCTTTTGCTAACCACGCTGCGATTGATGCAAAAGTAGAAAACATTGTCGGTCTTGGATATGACTTTGAGGTATCACCAAGAACAATGCTAAAACTGGAGTCTTCTACTGATTCTGGAGCAACAGACAGAGCACGTAAAAGAATTGAAAGAGCAAAGATTGAGTTGACGGATTGGCTAGAGTCTTTAAATGATGAAGACTCATTTACCTCTACAATGGAAAAAGTTTTTACAGATATGCAGGCAATTGGAAATGGATATCTTGAAATTGGTAGAACAGTCAAGGGTGAGATTGGCTATGTAGGTCACATTCCAGCAACAACAATGAGAGTTCGTAGACTTCGTGATGGATTTGTTCAGGTTATTGGAAACAAAGTGGTTTACTTCCGTAACTTTGGTGCAAAGAATCAAAACCCAGTAACGGATGATCCAAGACCAAATGAGATTATTCATTTTAAGCAATATTCTCCACTAAATACTTTTTATGGAGTTCCAGATATTATTTCTGCAATCAGCGCTTTGCATGGTGACTCTCTAGCATCACAATACAACATTGATTATTTTCAAAATAAAGCAACTCCAAGATATGTTGTAACTCTTAAAGGTGCAAAGTTGTCAGCAGATGCAGAAGATAAAATGTTTAGATTCTTACAGACTGGTCTTAAAGGACAAAACCATAGAACACTCTACATTCCGCTTCCTGGAGATTCAGAAAATAACAAGGTTGATTTTAAGATGGAGCCTATTGAAAATGGTGTTCAAGAGGGATCCTTTAAGGAATATCGTAAATCAAATAGAGATGACATCCTTGTAGCGCATCAAGTCCCTCTTTCAAAATTAGGTGGCTCTGACTCTTCTGCAATTGCCTCTGCATTGTCACAAGACCGCACATTTAAGGAGCAGGTTGCACGACCTGCACAAAGAAATTTAGAAAAAATGATCAATAAAATTATGCGTGAAAAGACAGATATCTTAGAATTTAAGTTCAATGAACTAACCCTAACAGATGAAATTGCTCAGTCTCAGATCCTTGAAAGATATGTGAAGACTCAGGTAATGACTCCAAACGAAGCAAGAATTGCGCTCAGATTGCCACAGCGTGATGGCGGAGATAAGGTTCTTGACCTAAAGCCACAACAAGTTTCAAGTGACAATGCTAACCGTGACCGTGATGGGGAAAGAGTTAATAATCAGTCAGACGGACCAGCCACGACCACTGGAAGAAATCCAAAGGGCGAGGGAAGAAAATCTGACGATGTGTCTGAATTGTCCAAATAGTAAGATATTGTAAAAAAGGGCTTATAATATAATGGTGAACAGTATATCTAAAGCCCATTGGAGTTCAGATGGGGAAAATGTCCGTCTCTCAATGCCTTTAACAAAAGTCGACAAAGAGCGAAGAATCGTATCTGGATTTGCATCACTTGATAACCTAGACAAGCAAGATGACATTGTCACAGCAGAAGCATCAATGGATGCGTTTGCAAAATTCCGAGGTAACATTAGAGAAATGCATCAGCCACTAGCAGTAGGTAAGATGGTATCATTTAAAGAAGATAAGTATTTTGATCCAGAAACAAAGAAGTTTTATAACGGAGTATTTGTATCAGCATATGTTTCAAAGGGTGCACAAGACACTTGGGAAAAAGTTCTAGACGGAACACTAACTGGTTTTTCTATTGGTGGACGAATGAACAAGTGGGATGATGCTTATGATGAAAAATCAGATAAGTCAATTAGAGTTATTAAGGAATATGATTTAGTAGAGTTGAGTCTTGTTGATTCCCCTGCTAATCAATTTGCAAATATTGTTTCAGTAGAAAAGGTTGATGGTATGGATATTATTAAGGGTGATGAAACAGTTTTAGAGAATGTGTTTTGGGATCAAGAGACTGGTCTCGTAATGGTTTCAGAAAATGAGTCAGAAGTTAGCCCAACAACAGGTGAGCAAATGACCAATATAGGGTTCGTTGAAAAAACGGATAGTGAAAAACTAAATATGATAAAGTTCTTAGTTGATAGTGCTAAAGGCATTAATACTTCTAAGATGAACAAGGAGGAAAACCTTATGGCAAAAGCAACAAAAAAGACAACAGAAGAAATCGTTGAGAAGACAGATGTTGTAGCAGAAGTAGTTGAAACTATTGAAGCAGTTGAAGCAGTAGAGGTCGCTCCAGAGGCAGATGCAAAGGCAGATACCGTAGAAGCAGAAGAAGAAACAACAGAGAAGGCTGCAAAGCCAGGATCTGCTGAAGAAACTCCTGAAGAAGATGCTAGTGAAACACCAGCAGATGAAGAAGCGGAAGATAAGAAGCCAATGGCATCAAAGTCAGATGAAGTAATTGCAGAGTCAATTGCTGAAATCAAGAATACTCTAACATCAGCCTTTAGCGATCTAGTATCAACAGTAAAATCTTTGCAGGCAGAAGTAGAACTTCTAAAGTCTTCAAAGGTAGATGTAGATACAGTAAAAGATTCATTTGAAGCAGTCGCAAAAGACATCGCTTCAGCAAGAGTCGAATTTGACAAGTTTGGTAAGCGAGTAGACGCTGTTGAAGCAGACACGGCTTTCCGAAAGTCTGGTGATCTCGGCGAGATTATCCAGAATCAACCTGAAATGGTTGAAAAATCCCTATGGGGCGGACGTTTCCTCAAAACAGCCGATCTATTCAATTAGAAAATCACTTGGAGGTGAAATATATGTCGGAAGAAATTAAGAAGAATCAGCCTGGAACAGCAGGTGAACTAGGCGGAACAGCGCCAGGACTTTATCAAGGACAAGGTGCATTCGCATCTGGATCCGAGGCAGGTTCAAATATCCCTGGTAACTACACAGACGGTGGAGCAGTTGGAAACATTCCAAACGCAACATTTGGTGTAACATCAGGCGCAAATGCAGTAAATCCTTCAGGTGATACTGGAAGCGGTATTCTACGCCCTGAACAAGCACGTCGTTTTATTGACTACGTGTGGGATGCAACTGTATTGGCTCAGGATGGTCGCAAAGTGACCATGAGAGCAAACACCATGGAACTTGAAAAGGTTAACGTTGGTGAGCGTGTAATTCGTGCTGCTGCTCAGGCAGATGGCGCATACACAAATGCTGGTGCAACATTCTCAAAGGTGGAACTTACAACAAAGAAGATCCGTCTTGACTGGGAAGTATCATCAGAAGCACTTGAAGACAATATCGAAGGAGCAGCACTTGAAGATCACGTCGTAAGATTGATGACAAATGCTTTTGCTAATGATATTGAAGATCTTGCCATTAATGGAACAGGTGCAGGATCAGACAACTTCCTTTCAATCATGAACGGTTTCGTAAACCGTGTCAAGACTGAGGGAGATGCACATGAATCTGTAGTCACCGTTGCTAACAACGCATGGACTCCAGAAGTTATGCAGAACATTATCCTAGCAATGCCACGTAAGTATCGTGCTATCAAGTCTAACTTGAAGTTCTATGCAGGAACAGATGCGTTCCAGGGTATTGTAAAGAACAACGGAACATTGGCAGATGCTATTGCAGAAGCCTTTGGTTCACATCCAGGCGCAGCAGGAACTCCTGCTATGCGTCAATCATACCTTGACGGAAACGCTCAGACATTGGGATCAGCACGAACAACTCGTGTTCTTGGAATCGATGTTCAAGAAGTTCCATACTACCCTGCAGGATATGTCGACTTGACATTCCCACAGAACCGTGTATGGGGATTCCAGCGTGACATCACTGTAAACCGTGAATACAAGCCAAAGAAGGATACTGTAGAATATACAGTCTTCGTCCGCTTCGGTATTCAGTGGGAAGAGCAGGATGCAATTGCATTCGCTGACGCTGCAGCAGACGCATAATCTGTAAACAGTAAATATTAGGGGAGTAGGAGTTAACGCTCCTACTCCCTTTAATAGTTTAATGATATAATACTAACAAGGAGGCTAATATGTCAGAAATTAATAATGAAAATGAGTCAACTCCTTTAGCAGTAGATCCTATTGTAGAATCTCCAGTTGTAGAAGAAGCAGTTGTGGAAGCGCCAGTCGTTGAAGCACCAGTTGTTGAAACAGTTGAAGAAGCACCAGTAGTTGAAGTTGCTCCAGAAGTTGAACCAGAAGCACCAAAGCAGGAAGTTGTAGAACGTCCAGTATACGGTGCAAGAGAAGAAGTTCAGGGAGTTGGAGTCACCGCAGGTGGCGCTATTGGAACAACAGTTTCAGCACCAGCACCACGCAAGACTTTTGCTCAAAAGGATAAGCCAAAGGAAGAAAAGATTGCTCTATATTCAACCAAGAATGTTACTTGGGCTGAAGTTGGCAAGGTTTATCGTGGATACAACATTGTTCCAGTATCTGCTGCAGACAAGTGGCTCACTCGTGACCACGTTCGTGTAGCAACACCAGAAGAAGTTGCGAAGGAATTCGGTAAGTAATCCATGGAGATGTTGAGAGTTCCGCCATATGATGATATTGTAGTAACCTTTGTAGTTCCTTCCTCTGGAAGTAACCCAAGAGATTTCTATGCAAATATAACAGATATGGCGGATCTTTCAGTCACAACAGAAAACTTTTTTGGAATGTCAACTGGAGAAAATATCAACATTACTCTTCCAGGAAGATATGATAATAATTACAGGGTAGAGATTTATAGGATTAGTGAATCAGACGAACTTGTATACGAAGAATACTACGAGTTAATCCGACCATATGTAGACCCAAACACATTAGGAACAACAGCATCAGAGATTGCTGAATACACAACATTAGAATTAGTAGCAAGGTCAATGATAGATACATTCTGTCCAGAAGGATTTTACAATAAAAAAGTTACAGTTATAGGCACTGGCAATGGGTCAGACTATTTTCCTTTATGGGAAAAAGTTTATAGAGTATTCAAGGTTTATGAAAACAATGAATTAGTCTACGATAGAGCAACTCCAGAATTAAATAAGTATGAATATGCGATCACTGCAGATAAGACCGCTATACAGAAGGTTTCTTCAGATCAACTAAACAGATATGAGTCAACCGCTCCAAACCTTCCTATTGGAAGAGGAGACCTTGGATATTATGGCTATGAGGGTGTTGGGTTTCCACAAGGTCACGACTATACATTTATTGTTGACTACGGATACATAACAATTCCAGCAGACATTGAGTATGCAACAAAGTTACTCATTGAAGATCTTAAGTGTGGAAAGTTAGACTACTACAAGAGATATATAACATCCTACAACACCGACCAATTTAGAATTCAGTTTGATAAGGTAATGCTTAGTGGCACTGGTAATTTCCTAGTAGATAAGATACTTGACAAATATGTTAAGACCATTGTTAAGCCAGGGATAATTTAATGATATGCGAATCAACCGATTTTATATTTCCGATGCAAGCAGATATTTTTTATCCTATTGTTGAGCAAGGTGCATATGGAAATGTTAAAAAGCAATGGATTCAAGATAGGACTATAGCCTGTAACTTTAATGCTGCTGGATCAGCAACAAAAGAAGATGTTCTTCCAAACGTAAATATTACAGAAGAAAAACTATTAATTGGAAGATGCAAGACAGATCCAAGAATAGCCTCAACACAGGGCTCAAACTCAATCACAAATGTTATTGTTAGCAATGTTCAAGATAGAAATTGTAATCCAGTATACATTGAAACTTCTGGTCCAAGATCTGGCAAATCTACTATCTTTGAGATTGCCAAGATAGAGCCATACATTGGGCCATTTGGAAGTGTAGAGTATTACAGCATAATTATACGTAGGTCTGAGAATCAGTCGGTAGACATATGATAAAAATAAAGTTTGATTCAAAGATGTTTAATAGAGAAATGAACAATATAATAAACTACTCCATCGGGTTCCTTGATGGCGCTCAAGCAGGTAAGATTCAGTTCATGAGGGCCCTAGGAGAAGAGACTGCGCTATTGCTAGGAGAATTCATAGATGCCAATGCCAGAGTCTCTCCAGCGACCTTACAGCACGTTTATGAGTGGTATCAGACTGGCAGCCCAGAGGCAAGATTATTTGATATTGTTTATGTGTCAAATTCAAAATCTATTAACTTTAAAACAAACTTTAAGCAGTCAACTACAATCCAAAGTGGATCTAATACGCCATTTTATAATAAAGCCTCAATTATGGAAAGTGGACAGACGGTTGTTATCAAGCCAAGAAACTCAGATGTCCTATCTTTTGATGTAGATGGAGAGCAAGTTTTTACAAAGACACCAGTCATAGTAGAAAATCCAGGTGGACAGCAGGCTCAAAGAGGGTTTGAGAATGTTTGCAATATATTCTTTTCAAGATACTTCACTCAATCATTTTTAAAGACAAGCAAGGTTGCAATGCACTTGAATAACCCAGTTGAGTTTAAGAGAAGTCTACAAGCAGGAAAAAGAAATGGCCGTGGCGCAGGATTAAAGGCTGGGTATAATTGGATGACTAAGGTAGGTGTAGCATAATGGCAAATGACGACTTGTTAAATACACCAGTTCTATGGATAAATAAATATCTACAGGCAAAAATTCCGTTAATGACAGGGCTAGAACTACCATTCTTTCCATCCACCCCATCCACACTTGAGACTCTTCAGAAGGAGTTTCCACCAGGTGGGGCAATGGCTACGTGGGATAGACTTGTAAAAATGAATAGAACTGGTTTTCCACATATTAAGTGTGAACAATTAATGTATTATTTCTATGCTCAAGGCTCAGAACCAATAATTACAATGGTAAAAATACAAGAAGCAGTTCTTAGACTAATGGACAGATTTGATGAAACGGCAGAAGAGTTAAACGCTTGGTGCGCTAATAGACAAATACGGTTAGACGATGGATCCGTCATAGATAACATGTTCTATTTTCACAACTTCAAGGTCTACCAACTGGAAGAAACCAGAGACATAATTGATTTTGGAACAGCCCGAACATATGGCGGAAACAAGATAATTATTGATTTTGACTATCACCACATGAACGATCTAATCCCATCTGGCCCAGAGCCAAGACAAGCCACAAAAACAATAATCTAATCATTAAAAAGGCTGTTATACTTATAACTGAGGAAACACGCCTACAATTTCAACAAAGAAAAAAGAGGTGAAATATATGGCATACACACGTGGTAGCAACGCTAACATTATCGTTGGCGCAGCAGCCCTCTTCACATACGAAGCAGGCACACTAACAGACACAGACCTTCCAGCATACGTAGCAGGAACATCATTCAAGGAGACTCTCTCTAATGACTCTGATTTCCGTAACGTAGGTTACACAATGAATGGTTTGGAACTACAGTTCCAGCCAGACTTTGGTGAGGTTGCAGTTGACCAGGTTCTTGACGTTGCTAAACTTTTTAAGCAAGGCATGCAAGTTAACCTAAACACCACATTCGCAGAATCTACACTAGAGAATCTCCTATTTGCAATCGCAGGTAAGGATGCAGATCTAGCGTCAGTTTCAGGAAACCCAACACTTAATCTTTCAGCAGGAGACATCGGCGAATGCCCTGTCGAACGTGGATTGGTTGCTGTAGGCCCAGGAACTGGAGACTGTGCAATTGGATCAGAATTGGAACGCATTTATGTTGCATACCGTGCACTCTCAATCGAGAATGTTTCAGTATCAGCAAAGCGTGACGAAGCGACAATGTTCGAAGTATCATTCCGTCTTCTTCCAAACGATGATGCGTCATACGGTAAGATCGTAGACCGCACTATCCCAGCATAATACAACTTAATATGAGAAGCCCAACCCTTCGGGGTTGGGTTTTTCTTTTGGTATACTTATATAATGGCCACAGAAGTTTATAAAACAAAAAATATGATTCTAGTTGATGATAGAGAACTAGAGTTGTCTCCATCAAAAATTAAATATCTTAGAATGATTATGAATTATTTTGATAACGTTAGAAACTCTCAAGATGACATTGAGGCAATTACTCACCTGACAGAATGTGCTAGATTTGCAATGAAGCAGTTTTGTCCAGAAATAGCAGTGAGTCCAGAAGTTTTTGAAAACTATGTAGATATACATATGGTTTATGAGATACTAGATATTGCTGCAGGAATTAAAATAAATGAGCAGTCAGACGATACTGTGAAAAAACAGGCAGTTAAAGGTGGAAGTGCTTGGGAAGATTTAGACCTAGCACAGTTAGAGGCAGAAGTATTTTTGCTGGGTATCTGGAAAGACTATGAAGAACTAGAGAGATCTCTGTCTATGGCAGAACTAATGAAGACTCTAGAGGTAAGCCGTGAAGCAGATTATTCAAACAAAAAATTCTTAGCAGCAATGCAGGGGGTTGACTTAGATAAAAATACAAAGAAGAGCAATGCTTGGGAAGAAATGAAAGCAAGGGTATTTAGTGGTGGCGCATCAGGCGATCCAAATGATATACTTGCATATCAAGGAACTAATGCTCAAAAGGCTGGTTTTGGTATTGGGATGGGCCTACAATACGAAAGAGTTGATTAAAAATAGGCTCGATTATGGTATAATTATTTTACTAACATGGGAGGCATTACAATGGCAGAAAAAGCAAAAGATAAGAAGAAAGTTACATTAATCGACGGGACAGAAATTGCCGTTCAACCACTAAAGATTTCACTTCTAAAACCATTTATGAAGAAGTTTGCAGAGTTGACTGGCGTAGCAGAAGATAACGAAAAGTCTATGGACGTTCTTCTAGAGTGTGTTCAAATTGCACTCAAGCAGTATAGTCCAGAACTTGCAGAAGATAGAGAGAAAATCGAAGATAACATTGACCTACCAACGGTTTATGAAATCATCGACGCAGCGTCAGGAATTCAACTTGGCGATTCAGCATCTCTGTTAAATATTTAAAAAATAAAAAGTAAAGAGGGTGTGATGATTGGCTGATGTAAATGCAAATATTGACGTAAATTTAAATACGCAAGAAGCGTTAGCAAATCTACGCAATTTACAGGCAGGCCTCAGCCGATTTAATCAGTCCCTAACGCAGGGCAATGTTGCTGCCATGGATGCCCAAAAGGGCCTCAACCAACAACTAATTCAGTCAATCAATGCTACTGGAAAGTTTGTTGCAAGCCAAAGAAATGTTTCGTCTAGCACAGGAGCATTTACTGAGGCACTTGAGAAAAACAAACTCTCAATGCGAGAGTATTTTAGGTTTACAGCAGCAGCAGCCACTGCAAATACTAAATCATTAAAGGGTGTCTTTGCACAAGAAAGAGACATAATTAACCGTGCTCGCAGAGACAGAGTAAAGGCTTTACAGACACAATACGTTCAACTTACAAATGCCAATGGCGACCTTGTCAAGGTTTTGCAGGTAGTTCCAAAACACCTTCAGATGGTGAATGGCAAGTATACTGACTATGCTACAAGAGTTCAGATGGCTGCACAAAGGCAGCAATTCCTTAATCAGTTACTAAAGCAGGGATCAACACAACTCCTAAACTTTGGTAAGAACACTCAGTGGGCAGGTCGCCAGTTGATGGTTGGTCTAACTGTTCCGCTTACAATGCTTGGATCATATGCTTCCAAGGCATTTATGGAAATGGAAAAGGCTGTAATTAAATTTACCAGAGTCTATGGCGACATGACGACTAGTATGGGTGAAACTGATGCAGCGGTAAAACAGATTCAGACACTTGCAAAAGAATTTACAAAATATGGTATTGCAGTTGTAGATACAGTTACAATGGCAGCAGATGCTGCAGCGATGGGTCTAACTGGAAGCGCTCTTACCGCACAGGTTACAGCAGCAACAAGGCTTGCCGTTCTTGGTCAGGTAGAGCAACAGCAGGCACTAGAAACAACCATATCTTTACAAAATGCTTTTGGAATTTCCTCTGAAGAATTAGCGCACAAAATTAACTTTCTTAACGCAGTTGAGAACCAAACAGTTCTATCTATTGAGGATTTAACTACAGCAATTCCAAAGGCTGGACCAGTTGTAAAGCAACTTGGTGGATCTGTAGAAGACCTTGCATTCTTTATGACTGCAATGAAAGAAGGTGGAATCAACGCATCAGAAGGTGCTAACGCACTTAAGTCTGGTCTTGCGTCTATGATTAACCCAGCAAAAAAGACAAGCGAATTTCTTGCTGGTCTTGGAATCAACATTAAAGGAATAGTAGATAATAATGCTGGCAATTTAAAAGGAACTGTTGTTGGACTTGCCCAGGCACTTGATACACTAGATCCACTAAACCGTGCTAGAGCAATTGAGCAACTATTTGGTAAGTTTCAGTTTTCTCGTCTATCAACATTGTTCCAAAACGTTGCAAAAGATTCTTCTCAAGCAGCCAGAGCATTAGGGTTAGCAGGAGCATCTGTTGAAGAGTTGGCAATTCTATCTGAGAGAGAACTTGGTAAAGTAGAAGATTCAGTAGGCATAAAGTTTAAGAAATCCCTTGAAGACCTTAAACTTCAACTTATTCCAGTAGGAAAAGCATTTCTGCAAGCGATTACTCCAATTGTAAAATTTGCAGGAAAAATTCTTGAAAAGTTTAATAATCTTGGGGACGGAACAAAGAGAGTAATTACAACAATTATTGGCGTTCTAGGATTAGTTGCTCCAGCAGCCCTTATGACATTTGGTCTTGTTGCTAACGGAGTTGCAAACCTTATTAAGTTGTTTGCAATGATGAGAAATGGTATTGCAAAGTTAAACGGACAAAACAACATTCTTGGCGGAGGGTTTGATTATCTTACTCAGGCAGAAACTGAAAACCTTGCACAGTCAAATGCACTTCACCTAACTCACAAAGATCTTATTGATACTTTTAACGTAGAAACAGGAGCAGTAAATGCTCTTGCATTAGCATATACAAATGCAGCAAGTCAAGCAAGAACTCTTGCCTCTAGTGCTCCAGGCTTGTTTAACACGGTTCCAGGTCCTGCAGGTGCTGTTTCAGGATTACCAAAAGTAAAGAAGTATGCAGAAGGAATTGTTAGCGTTCCAGGAACTGGTAACAAAGACACGGTTCCAGCAATGCTCACACCTGGTGAGGCAGTAGTTCCAGCAGGAATTGCACAAAGTCCAACTGGCAAGGCAATGCTTTCTGCACTCATGAATGATAATGTAAGAAAATATAACGGCGGAACTCTTGGGGTAAACACAAAACAAACAGCAGAAGAATTAGTTAGATTAAATAGAGAAGACTTTGTAGCAGCAGTATCAGCAATGGGTCCAAACCCTAGATCTCAGGCAGCAATTGCAAAAGAGTTAACAGAAGAATTAACTAAGGCAGCAGAAAGAGTTGGCCCAGAGTTTGCAGATAGACTTAAGTCTGCAATCGCTCAGGGCTTAGCGGAATTAGAAACTGTTACAGCAAAGGCAATTGAAAACCTTACAAAGCAAACAGACTCAGTAACACAAAGACCTTTTAGAGAACAGTATCATGCAGCATCTGCTACAAGGTTTGAAGATGAGAATTATGTATTTGGCCATGGGGCTGCTCCAAAGGCAGAGGTAACAGATCCACAAGAATTGCTAAGACTTTCAACACAAGCACAAAGAGTAGCAGCAGATGGAACAAGAACTGACACTGGTCTATCAACTTCACTTCGGGGCGCAGCAGAAAATGGTGGTCGTGCGTATGGATTAAGTAGTTTTGGGTTTATGCTTCCTGAAGCAGCAAATAAAAGAGACGACGGTGGAAACTTTGAAATGCCAAAGGATGAGATTGCTGCTTTGTTTAATGGTCCAAATGCAGGAAAAACTCTTTCTCCTATCTACCAAGAATGGGCAAGAATACAGGGAACAACTTTAGAAGAAGTATTAAAGGATCCAGCACAATTTGCAAGAATGCAACAAAGCATGGAAAGTTATGGAGGAATACTTTCTGATGAAATTAGCAGACTTCCAGAAAATTTTGGAGAAGAAGAGTTTTATGCAGCAGTCGCTAGAGCAAATGATAGAATTGCTGCTGCTGATACACAGTTAAGTCAAGCAGTAGATAACCTATTAAAGACAACTACATACGCTGTATTTGATCCCAATGATGGCAGAGGTGGTCAAGGAAATAGAATTGCAGTTCCTAAAAAGTCTGATGTTCCACTAAGGCAAGAACTTGGATTACAAGATGAAGTTGAAGTAAATGGAAAAACAGTAAAGTCTTTGCAGGGGACATACCAAAAACAAAATACTGCAAACCTAACGGTTGGATCTACTATAGATCAGGCAAGAGCAGATGGCGCTGCTTTAGGGGCAGCAGTAATTGATGGCCTCAGAGGTTCAGATGGAACTGCAGCAGGATCTCCCTCTAGGAAAGGTATTAAGGCTGGCAAGGAAGTTGCTGAAGGTTTGGCTCTTGGAATGCAAGAGGGAACTCCATCAGTCGTTTCTCAATCTGCAAGACTTGGAAATGCAGCAGTTCCTACGGCAGCAGAAACACAAGCAAGAGTTGACAGGATGGATCTTACTAATAAGGCATTCTACGATGACCTAAACACTCCAGAACTCCTTGAGCAAAGACAGATACTTAAGTCACAAGATAGACAAAGAAGAAAGCGTGGAGCAACTGCAACGGTAGACTCTATGTCCGATACCCCAGTTTCAACACAAACTACATCATTAACAGTTACATCATCAAAGAGAACAGCAGATGCTGCTGAAACATTAGCAGTTAAAACAGAAGAAGCAGCAACTGCACAGGCTCAAGTTGTGACACAGATAAAAGATGAAAGTCGTTCACGCATTAAAATTAAAGGCAACACGATTAATATTGGTAAGGCTCGTGAAGATGCTGACAAGGCTGAAAATGAAGCAGCAATGACTAGAGCCAGAGCAGCAGCAATTGAAAAAGAACAGGCAGCACAAAAAGCAAGAAACTCTCCAACAACTATTACTGATGAGCAAGTAAAGGCTGCTAAAGAAAAAGCAAATGAAGCAGAACTAAGATACGCTGAAGCAAAACAGAAATGGGCAGAAGCAGAAATTGCTAATGCAGAACAAGATTCTTCACAAGATCCAGTCAAAGCAGCAACAGATGTTAAAAAGGATCAGCAAATTATTTCTAATGGAACACAAGATCAAGGCGATGGCCTCAGACGTATTGTTGAAGGAACAAATGATACAGCAGAATCTACAACCTTAGTTGCAGACAAGACTGATGAACTAGTAGATGCAACATCTGAAACTGTAGATGCACAAACAACCCATGCAGACAATGTTGTTACAAGTAGTGAACTAGCAAATGCAACATCTAATAATTTAGAAAATGTAGTTAATGCAACACAGCAGACTGGAATTTCTCAAGAAGATATAGCAAATTCATCAGAAGAGATATCTCAAACCAATGATAAGATTTCAAAAGAAAAAAGAGAAGCACTTAGACTTGAAGAAGAGGCCAACAGAAAGAAGAGAGCAGAACTTGGTCAGCCACCTTTAAATGGTCCAATACCGCCAGGAAGTCAGGCTGGTAATAAAATTCCTTCAACCTATGTTGATATTGACAAAGCACTTGCAGAGGCATATGGAACAGATACAACACAGGGATTTACCCAAAATAAAAAAGGACAGATTATCCTTGATCCAGAAACTGGACAACCAACAACTCTTAGTGAAAAACAAGTTCTTAAGAAGAAGCGTGGAATGCGTAGAGAAAAGGCTAGTAAGTTTTCTGGAAAAGCAGCAGGTGCTCTTGGTATGGCGACAATGGTTGCAGGTGCAGTTGGTGCACCACCAGCAGTAACTGGCGCTCTTGGAACCGCAGCAGGTCTTGCACAAATGGCCCCAATGCTTGCTGGCATGGGTCCAGTTGGATGGATTACAGCAGCAATTATAGCAGTTGGTTCTGGACTGGCTTTATTAAATAAAAGACTTCAAGCATCGTATGCTGCACAAGCAAAATTTGTTCGTGAGACATCTGCTTCAACGCAAAAGATGAAAGAAATTGGAATGATAACTGGCAAGGTTGGATCATCTGAATTGATGGAGCGTAAGAGGTCCAGTGGAACTACAAGAGATTACATAGTTAGAGAAAGAAAAGGTTCAGACTTTGGCGATACCTTCATGCAGTCTGAAGTTGGAAAAAAGATGGGCAAAACACTTCAAGAAAACATTAAAAAGTCTGGTGGAAAAGAAGCAGCACAAGTATTTGCAACAGAACTTGCAGCATATGTCCAAGATGGAGTATTAAGCGCAGAGCAAGCACAAAGCATTGCTTATCAGATTGGTGTTAACTTTAAGGACACATCCCTTGGCATAAAAGTCGATGCATCACTTGCAGCACTTATTGGACCTAATGGAGAAGATCTTACAAAAGATCCTCTTATAGTAGCACTAAGACTAAATACATCAGCACAAGGAAAATCAGAAAAGTATTTAGCAGATATGCAAAATGCTATGTATAACGGTAAATCAGGTGCAGTAGAGGCAGCAGGATTAGCAGCATCAGACGCAGTCGCAGTTCAAACGGCACAAATGCAAGCAGATGCAATTGCCAGAAGGTATGACGATGAAATCAGAACCTTAGAGGCTCAACTTGCACAGACTACAAATAAAAAGCAACAGATTAAACTTGAAGGTGAGTTAACTGCATTAAAAACAAAGGCAGCAGATGCAGAATTACAAATGAACAATCTTATTGCCAATGCAACAGATAATGCAATGAAAAGGTTTAATGAACAAATACAGTATCAAAATGTGTTTATGGATGCAGCAACTCTTGGTTTATATAAACTTTTTGGTGGTGGAAATCAAAGAGAAGCAGCATACACTCAATCTCTTAATGCAGCGGTAACCGATAAGTATGCAAATACAGAGCAAGCAACACAAGCCACAACAGTTTCGGACAGACTTTCAAAGTTTGCCGACGGTAAGACTCTGGGCTTTGGAACAAATAATTATGAAGACGCAGGCTTTGAGAGTGGTAAAGAAGCGCAGTCTTTTGAGATAAAAATGAAACTATTGATGGCAAATGGAACTCTTACTCCAAACCAAACAACAGCAATGCTTGATTTATTTGAAGGAAGTCTTCCACAATTAGAAACAGTCTTAAATATTGGAACCAGAATGCATGGCGCTGCTGGCACTACTGAGTTTATGATGCTACTAACAAACTTTCAAGATAAAGAATACGCACAGCAGATAGCACTTGAAGTAACAACACAGGATAACGATTCATTTAAGAAATTGTCAGACTTGTTTGGTCTTGCATCTTGGCTAGATGGAAAAGAAATTAATATGGAGGTTGTTGTTAAAGAAATGGGTGGAGTTTCTGGAATGCAATACTACATTGACAGACTGGACGAACTTGAGGTTAAGATTAAGGACCTTAAGGGTGGAGAAGTAACTCTAGATGTCGTAACTCAATTTACAAATGATACAAGTGTAAAGGTTGATCAGGGATTCTTAGATTATATAAATAAAGAGTTTAAGGGAGATGCTAAAAAACAATCAGATGCAATAAGGACATACACAATGGTTTACAACCAGATCATGTCTATGGACTATGCAAGTCAAGAAGCAAGAAATTACTTTGAGGCACAAGCAAATCAAATAGCGGTTGATAAATTAAATGAACTTAGAAAAGCGGGAAATGCTCCAGCAGACATTAATACTTATATTGTTCAGCAGA